CTTACAAGGCGCTACGGTGAGTGTATCGGTGATTACCATATTACCGATACATTGAACCGAGTTTGGACATGCTCACCCTATTACGGGTATGATGGCCTCTGGAACATATCTGATTTAGAGATTGCCGCATACTGCCAACCAGTAAATGATTACTTGGTTCAAAAGGCAGCAGCTAAAATCTATAATGAAGGATATGATTTCCTAACGTTTCTTGGAGAGCTCGGTGAGACAAAGCATATGTTAAAGCAATGTCTTAAACATTTGATTTCCCTAGACCTGCCTAAGTGGATACTGAAACATCCAAAGTATTCACCCTGGCGGCGTTTAAAGGATATGTCGAATGACTGGCTCGCCGTTCGTTATGGTTGGCGTCCGTTTTTTATGGACGTTGAGGACTTAAGTGCCCTCGTTGAAAACCTTAACTCCGAATTTGGCAAAATAAAACGTCATTCGCGTCACGCGAATAACGTGCTGAGTTTTGAGAATACGAATGAGACGGAAAGTGCCTCGCAGTTTGGATCATGGACACATGTTGTGTCCGATTCTGTAACGGTCCAGATGAAAGGCAGCGTGACAGCCGATGTGGCTATCTTACCCATCCATTTAAATCCAATTAATACAGCTTGGCAGTTAACCAAGCTAAGTTTTGTTATTGATTGGTTGTGGAACGTGAGTCAAGCCCTTGAAGCTGCTTCTTTTTTGGCTTTACAGCATTCTTACACGGCATCTTTTGGCCAGAGGCTACAAATTAGTCGATCTTATCGTGGTGATTTGACCGGCTATAGTAGCACTTATAAATCTGGTTATGAGTACCTGGAAGGTAGCTGCGAAGTTACATTTGATCAGCGCATCCCGCGCAAAATTCCCTTATTCCCGCAGATCGCCTTGCGACTGAATGCCTTTAAGGTCATAGACCTATGGGCTTTGGTTCAGCAAAGGCTCCGCGTAAAACGGAGGTAAATTATGGCAGAAATGACGACTGTCCTCACGGAGTTCGCCAATAATGGCAATTCTCGCACATCGACTCTGTCCGGGCATACAGCTTTGGTGCCCAGCTTAGTGATAGAGAAGAGACGCGTCCCCGACGCAAAACAGACTATGGCAGAGTATAGCTTTAAAGTTGTTCAAGCTACTACCGATGCTGATGGTACTGTTTTGCAAAACAAGGTTTCCTTTGAAGTGATTGCGCGATATCCGATACTCGGTACGAGTACGGACGTTGATGCTGCTCTGGCTGTCGCCCGCGATATTCTTGCGGGAGACGAATTTGCCAACAGCGTTGATACACAGGAATGGCTATGAGCCGATTTATCTTTTGGCTTTTAGTTACTTCTGTGTATGTTATCACACTGTATTATACAGCGTGGTGTATCGCTCAATTCTAAAAGGAGGATCCAATAATGGACCTAGACACAATAACGCACGACATCTGCCGGCATTATGTGAATGACCTTGAAGGTGTTGACTCCGCCTTAAAGTCAAAGGTACTCGGTTATAACCGAGCCCGCGACCTAGCTGAGTTAACATCTTGCTCCCGTCACTTCGATCAGGCTATGCATACGATCGACGATTTCCGTTTCCTGAGACAGGTAGAAGCCTTCTTTAAGAAGAATTCTATCTTTTCCGATCCTAAGGCTTGCGCCGATGCAGCTCAAACTTCGTTTTTTGAAGCAGAGCGGCAGTGCGCAGTTACAAACCTTAGGCTTGATTTCTTTTATTCTAAGCGCGATCTGTTAGATCCCGATCTTAGGTCTAAGATTATCAAGATGGAGCGTTACATAAGTAACGTGCTCGGGGACTTTAGTCGTTTTCAAGATGCTTTGCCGCGTCTTGTGCGGGTGACGTCGGGGGCAACAGCCCATGCGAGTAGAAAAAACAGTCTACCTCAGTTAAAACTGAAGCTCAAGCTTCACGCTACGCGTGGGGCACAGGCTTACTTACGTGCATTATACCGATATTTTGGTTTTGATGCGCCTGAGTTGGTGGATTGTCGCTCGAATCGCATGGAGCGTGTACCGAAGAACTGGAAAACAGACCGTACTATTGCGTGTGAGCCTGAAGGGGATTTACCCCTCCATCTTGCATTTGATACGTACGCCAAACGCCGTTTACGGAAGTTTGGAATTGATCTTAGTAACCAGTCTCTAAATCAACTGTTAGCACGGCACGCCTCTGTTTACGATGATTTTGTCACCGTGGATAAGAAGGCTGCCAGCGACACTGTAGCTTATAATGCCGTTGCCTGGTTGTTTCCTTGGCAATGGTTTTGCTACCTTGATCGGCTAAGATCCCCGTTTTATAGGGGGTGTTTCGGTGAGGGAAAGTATCATAAATTTTCCTCCATGGGTAATGGTTCAACCTTTACCATCGAAACGTTGATTTTTGCGGCCGCTTGTCATGCAGCAGGGTCACGCCATTTTTGTGTATATGGTGATGACGTAATCATAGAATCAGAATACTATGATGAATACCTGCGGTTGACGAGGTTCTTTGGCTTTACGGTTAATACTGAAAAAACCTTTGTACAGGGACCCTTTCGGGAATCCTGCGGTTTGGACGTATTCCGTGGCGTTGATGTTACGCCTTTGTATATCAGGCATCTCGATGGCCGTAAGGCCATTCTGAGTCACCTGGTTAATACGCTGGCGCAACTTGCTAAGCCGGGAGGGGATCTTGCAACTTTCCTTCGTGGAATAGTTGTTGGGCGAAAATTGCCCAAAGTCCCTTTCCAAGATAGCACAGTCTCCGGGATCTGGATAGACCCTGCGACTGCACGCAACCAAAGAATTCTGCGCTCTAAACATTGGATTTGGCGATATAAGGCATTCGTGCCTAAAGTTCATTATCGCCGGTTCCGTTATATGCGGGGATACTACCTGTGGTTTTTACGGAAGACACAACAAGTGTCCGATGTTAGACCATGGCATGTAATCCTAAATCAGACTTACCAAAAGGTCGTGTTAAAGGAAGGGATAAACCCTCCTGGTACGCGCCTTAAATTTGATGAGCCTGATACGCAGAGCCAGACGTCGTCGGTACCCATTTTCGACCACTACTTTGTGCGACAGTGGGTCTGCTGGCACCTGCCAGCAGAGGCTATGCCCGTCCACCTATATTGGTGGACGGAGTTTTTATACACCCGCAATAAAGCTGGTGATAAAG